CCCGTCTTCAAAACCCGCGGATTGTTTGAAGACAGTTTGGGAACCTTTCTTGAAGGTATCTCTAAAGCAACAGAAAAGCGGCCCCCTTTTCTGCTCGTGGGGTCTTCTTAATGAGGGAGTTGTGAACTCCGTCCCCCTTTCCATGGGAAAGAGATTGGCATCTGAATCTTCTTGACAGGAAAGAAATCAGGTGGGAGAGAAAGAAGATTGTCCGAAAGGTCCACCACTTTGACATAGGTGGACCAAAAATTGGCAAAAGGTGCAGGAACATTGTCAAAGAAATTGGGAATAGGCTCAATTTCTTGTAGTGAATCGAAGTAAGCTTCGTATTTTTCTTGCACCCTTATAGACACGCCATATTTTTGGAGAACTAAAAGTCTAGTTTGCATTGGTATGCTAGTGTCCAAGTCTTTAATTGGTACCAACGCCGAACGTAATTTGTCTCGTTCATAGACGCTACCCCAACCTGGGTCATCAACGAACTTTCGAACGTCAATTCCAGAAGTGAGTCTGAGGTAGCATTTCCCCATGGAGCTCAATATCGGACAACCGGGATATTGATACACCGTACTGAATGCCTTGGCCCTAAGAAGCGCTTTCAGTACTTTGCTGTTTGATTTGATGTATTTGACACCAGTCCAACCGAAGGCAGCTACCTTCTCAATCGGGTCAGTCACTATTTTCAAGTCTTCAGAATCGAAGACCTGACCACAGAAACTGGCCTTATTGACCTCCTTATGGGTCTCTAGCTTGATTTCAAGTCCAAGGTCAACGAAGTCTTGCACGGACGGGAGCGGCCCCTCTATCCTGAACAATCCATCATCGCCCTCAACCACTCCAGCGGCTAAAGATCCCTTTAATTTACAGACATAAAGCATCAGCATCAGATTTGAAAATCCATTTCCCAAGCTGGTGCACATCTCCCCACTCATTCGTGAGGCGCGCACCTTAACTCCAAGAAATTTTGAACCACATCTGTTAACGCCAGTGATTGTTTGCCTGAGGGTTGGCATAAACCAACTCAAGGAAGGGTTTCCCGACACCATGTGACTGTACAGTATCATTTCACAATTATGCAAAAGGTCGCAAGTAAAAAGTGATTCAAATGAACTATAATCAGTGGCAATATATTGTGAACCCTCTCTTTGGAGAAGATCCATGATATACTGAGGTCGTTCCGGGATGGGAATCTTTTTGATGAATTCTGGTCTCTTGAACAAATCAGATTCAATGGCCTTAAAGACGGGACCAACAAGAGTTTTAAATTCATCAGACCTAGAGTTAATGGGTCTGGGATATTTAAAGTCCGTGTAAGTCTCTTCTTTCTGGAACATCTTAACTTTGTAATGTTCTGAAGACAGAATATTATGGCACTCCTCATAGATCCTGAGAAGCTCATCCTGGCGTTCCTTAGAATAACCAGTGCCCTGCAACCAAGTGTGAACTGAAAGATCTGTGTCCGTTGACAGAGGTGAAAGGTTGAGTTTACACCACTTAGCCACAAATCTTCTAAAGCCGCGGATCAGTCCTCTTTTGGGTTTCGGAGGATCATGAAGGAACCGTTTGCAGGCCCCAGCGGCGAGGTTCCTCGGGTCACTATGATTAGGTTTGGGAAGGCAATGTCCGACCAAATGACAACCCAGGCTTCGCAGCACAGGTTCTCGACGGTCTTCATCTTTAAGTTTCAACCTCGTGATAACAGCTGAATCTTTGACTGGTGGAATTATTCCCAACCCAGCCGCCTTATCCCAAACATTGTAGCCATAGGCTACAATCACCATAATGTTGTGCTGGGGCCGGATTGAAAATCCAGTCCCGGCACGCGCCGCGCTCGAGTGTGGAGAGCGACGCCCAAGGCAAGTTCGCCAGACTTCACAGCAATGGATTCGCCGTTGATATTGGAATCAACATCCTCTTCAAAACAAGTCAAAGAAGCATTAATTCGGTCAATCTTCAGCACCATCGCGTTAACGTCTGATGAACTGTTGACAACTCGGGGGTTCACTATGTGAGAAACACGCCCCAAGTCGGCATATCCGCGAAGGAAGCGGATCTCTTCTCCCCTAACTATTTTCCAAACGTACATGCAGATTTGTCTGCCATGCGTCACTTCGCTGCTCTGAGTCACCAAACCCTTACCATCAATGGGAAGTAAGCCAGTGGTGGGTGTGATTACGATAGTATGGAAGAACAAAATTCGCTCATCACGAACTAATGTTGAAAGATACCATAAGCACACAAATGCCTGCAGGAAGAAAGACACAGCAGAAACGATTCTAACTGTTTCCGGGGCCATGTATTGAGTGGGAAAAATCGGAGCATCATAAACCAAAACTTCGAAGTGTACCAAAGTAGTCAGAAAGTTCACAATTGTGAAAACACATGAAAGAAAAATCAAAGTAATCTGCAACCAACTGTATCCCATGCGGATAATTGGAGCGGTCGCATCCAACAGAATTTTCTTCCCATCTATTTCCTCAACCACGAACTCAAGAGTCCTGATTTTTTGGCCCACCCCAAGGTATACCACAGTTGGTGGTTCCGAGTCGGGAGAGAATGGGGGTAGGATTGGTTTCCCCTCCCCATCAAGCTGAATTGGTCCAGCTGAAGCGCAAGCAATTTCCAACATCTCCTGACATTTCTCCAACTTCGCGTCCATATGTCCTAAAGCTTTATCAGCGGCGTCAGCGATCTGTGAAACTAAGATGGGTGAAGCGCACTGTGATGCAGCTTGTTGAACATCGGACCGAGAAATCAGATCGAAGTCAGAGATAACGGGGGCATAGGGAGGGTTGTCAATTGGTCTGACACGCCTTCCCTGGTTATCGCCCCGGGGTCGGTTACCACGAGCGGGTCGGTCCCCACGAGGAGGACCTCTTGCAGGAGAATCACCTGCACGTCCGTAAGACTCACGTCCACGGGATGAAGAACTAGCACCGTAGTTCGCACGGGATGGTTTAGAACCACCAAACTGCCACTTCACACCGGAGGGGCCTCGGACTGGTTGAGAACCAGCAACAGGGGGGTAGGTTGTGTTAGACATGAAAATCGGGTTGCTCCACAGCAGTAGCATGTTTATAACCTCTACACTACAAAGAGGCTTTGACATTTCGCAAGCAGGATGTCTTTCCGACGCTACTGACACGGCAGTTATTTTACGAGCGCACGTAAAATGCTCAACAACACGG